CGACCATCAGCAGATACATGGCCTCCACGTGGTGCGGCCCGAGCTTCAGCCACATTGACCAGTAGAGGATGAAGAACCAGCAGCCGATGGTGCCGGCCAAGACGAAGCGGAACCACTTCGCCGGCTGGAGGAGCGGGTGCCGCGGATCGTCCGGATCGTCCAGATGGAGAGCCACCGGCTGGCACAAAGCAGCCGCGCCGATAACGGAGAACCATAGCCACCAGGGCGCCTTGTCCCCGATGAAGGACATGCTCGGCGACACCTGCGGATCGCTGTGGTTCCACGCGGCGAGCACCACGAACAGTGTGGTGGCAAAGCCAGAGGCGATGTCGAAGAGATCCGCCGGCCGATGCACCAGGCGGCTGAACCAAAGGCGGATGCGGTGGATTGCACTCATCACTTAGACCCCACCACCGGCCGGACCACGTTCGGGTGGGGCGCGCGACAAGATGCCCCGGCAGGGCGCCCCAAAGATGAGCAAGCGCTCTCTTTTCCGAGCTGTAAGTCTGCGCTACAGAAACTCAGAAGGCGGAGGAACCGGCGGTTGACTGCTTCTGAGCGTGAGTTGCTGGTCCTGCTGGCCAGCATTGTTCTCGAAGACGAGGAAGCGAGAGGCGCGGAGTACGGCGGCACTCGGCACCTGGATGCTCTGAAGCGAGCCCTGGCCCGGGTTAAGAGCGAAGCACCGCAGGAGTAGGGGCGAACATCGATCATTGTTGTGACACTCCTCAGGCTCCACTCACGCCTGCGAAGTCCAGCGCCCGCTCCCTTAGGAACGCGGCCATGGTGGCGCGCTGGGTCGGCGTAAGCAGGAAGGGGAACTCCGCGATGTTCACCATCTTCACAAAGCCCGCGTAGATGCTCGTGTCGGCCACGCCGATCTTGATCGTGCGACCGGTGGCAGGAACTCGCGCCGCCGCGCTGGCCCCGTTGCCGGTCAGGCCTGCGGTTTCGTTGTAGGCGGCCATACCGACACCACTCGCTGCGGAGCCGCCCATCAGGAGCCAGCGGAGGACGTTCGCATCATTCGCCGTCGTGGCGGTGACCAGGGAGGAGAAGGTCGACGCCGCGCGCACCGTGCCATTGGGAGACGGCTGGCTCGACACAGGGCCGTTGAAGATCAGCGCCGATCCGTTGCTGCTGTAATTGCCATAGACGAGGGCCCGCCCCGCCGCGGTGGCCTCGCTGGTGATCGGCCGGCAGATCGCCAGCACCGTCCAGTCGGCCACCTCGGCAAGCTGCGTGTCGAGCCCTGCCCCGCCAGGCCCGCCGCCGAAGGTAATGCCGTCAGCGGCGTAGACAGGCGTGCCCAGGATCAGTGCCGGGAGCGATGGGTTCACCAGGTTCTTGATCTTGCCTTCGCTCTGCGCGCCGTCCTTCAGTTCGTAGTAGAGCCGCGCGCCGCCCACGGGCAGCGATCGCCCGGTGACGATGCGACTGTCCACGACAGCCGGGGACTTGATCTGGGCAATGGTGGCCATGCTTCGCTGTCCTATGCGACGACGCGACGGAGGGAGATGCGGCCAATCCGCGCCACGAGGCTGCCGCCTCCGGACGTCGAGCCGGCAACCTTGATGGAGAACCGGACCTTCAGGTTCGGGGTCCCGCCCGTATTGACGGCGCGGATGGTCTTCTGCGGTGTCTGCGAGACGCCGGCATAAGCACGGGTGGGGAGCATCGTGCCGGCCGAAGCCAGCATGTCCTCGTAGGCATCCACGAGGCCATTGCCGTCGTCCTCGACCAGGGCGATGCCGCACTGGCGGATGGCCGCGCTGCCAGCGTCTACCATCAGCTCCGCCGTCGCCTCGATCTTGTCGCCGGCCGCGTAGAGCCCGGCGCTGTAAGGCACCGTCTGCTCAAGGTAGACGTGCATCGGGGTGGAGGGTCCGGTGAGGCCGGCGATCGTGACCTTGGACCAGAAGCCGCCCACCGGATCGGAGCGCGCTTCCTTGCTCCACACGATGGAGCCGGCGGCCGGGGTGGCGTCAGCGACCGCCGCCGTCCAGCCGTCCGGCGCCACGCCGGTTGCCGGTGCCTGCACTGTCCCGCCCGACCCCACCAGCATCCCATTCGTCAGCAGGTTGCCGCGGGGGTTCAGAGCGGTCCGAAGGTCCCAGTTCTCGGACAGGAGAACGTCGCCATCGGGCAGATCCCGCAGGAAAGCTGGCGCCATCACGTCGGCCATCTCGAAAGCGCCAGGCGCCGAGGTATGCAGCCCGTCCACCCGCGCCCAGGCGCAGAAGTCGCCGGTCGTGGGATCGGTGACGCGCGGCCGGTGGTCGTGCCAGTTCAGCCCCCGCCCAGGGCGGGCCAGCACATAGTCGCGCAGGCTGTTGTTGATGTAGGACTGCCGGTCCTTCATCACCGCCTCGGAGGCTCCCAGGCTGGTGGTCCACTGCTGATAGCGCGGCAGGATCGGCATCACGTCCAGCCGCACGCCCTTGTTCAGGGCATAGGTGATCGCGGCCTTGAGGTTCGCCAGCGTCTCGGCGGGGCTGACGATGTTGTCGAAGGTGAGGTCGTTGGTCCCGCCCATCAGGACCAGGCGGCCATAGCGTCCCGTGTCCACCGCCTCCTGCACGCGGGCCAAGATGGCGCTGGTGCGAGTGCCAGCCACTCCGTAATTGTCCGCCCACTGATAGTTCCAGCGACGCCGCAGCAGGAAGGCGAGCCAGGTCGCGTAACCCCGCACCGCGTTGCCGTAGGGGCCGCCCGTCGCCATCGCATATTCGGTGTTGCTGTCGCCGCAGAGGCAGATGCTGTTGACGTCGCGCGGCCCGACCGAGGTCGAGATGATCGCGGCCTTGGCGAGGCTGGTGACGCGGCTGTCCGCGAGAAGCCCGCCGATCGAGGGAAAGCCGAGAACCTGCAGAAGCCCGGTGCTCACATCAAAGGCCGCAGCCGTGTGCGAGCCGTCCGCCCAGACCAGCCCCAGATGCGTTCCAGCCGGCATGTCGCCCTGCATCAGCCCGGCGCCGCTCGCGAAGCCGAAGCGCCCGCTCGTCAGCTCAGCGCCGGCCGCCGTCAGGTCGAGCGCCGGGCCGCCGGACAGGCGTTCCCAGCGCGCGCCGCCGCTCTCCTGGTAGGTCCACTGCTGCCCGGCCGCCCAAAGCTGACGGCCCTGCTCGCGGATGCCGCCGACATGGGCGCCCCCACGGCCTTCCCAGGTGTGGATGTAGCCCGCTGGGCCGTCGGGCGACGTCGTGGCAGGGACCGCGGTTAGACGAGTGTCCAAACCGGCCATCGTTGCCGTGGAGGTCTGTACCCACGCGCCGGAGCGCTTGGCATAGGTGCCGATCAGGGCGACGTTCGGGTCCGCCGTGACCTCCACCGACTGCCCCTCGGTGAAGCCCGCCATCGCCGCCGTCGCCAGGGCCAGGGTGGTGAAGCTGCCGGCCAGGGCAGCAGCAGACTGCGCGGCAGCCGCGGCGGACTGCGCCGCTGCCACCTTCGGATCCACGTCAGCCGCCACGCGCGCCGCCACAGCCGGCGGCACCTGCGCCGTTACCTCGCCCGCAATCGTCTCCGGCAGAGCCTCCAGCGCCCCCGCCACCTCCTGCCGCGACAGCTCGACAGCCTGGGCGTCCCAGCCCACCTCCTCGGCGATGGGTTGAACCACCTCAGTGGCTGCATCCAGAACCGCCTGGCCGGGGAGCGCCTTGGTCTCACCCTCCGGCGTGACGTAGGGCAGCTTCCCTCCGGCCGCGAGCGCCTCGCTTGCAGACAGCTTGTCGATCCGGACGGCGCTGAGCACCCCGCCCGTGCCGGTCGTCAGGGCGGAGCCGCCGCCCGAGACCCACATGGCCCCGGCGGGCGCAATCTCGTCGCCCGGCCCCGCGAATACATCGAAGAAGAACCAGTCGAGCTTAACCGCCGGCTCCGCCGACATTGCCCGGACCGCCCACCGTCCGACTTGGTCCACCTCCCACTTGCTCCGCCAGAAGGGTGCTGGCGTTCCCGCGTCCGGGATGCCGGGCGTGGTGAACTCGATGAAATCTGGCCTGCGCCACAGGAACTCCACGCCATCGACCTGCCGCGGCGCGCGGACGACATTCAGGAACTGCGCCACGGCATCGGCCGTGTCGCCGATCCAGAGCCGGCCGAGACGGTTTTGCAGCGTCCCGGCCGGGTCGAGCGCGACCGAAGCAGAGAAGGCATTCATGGGCACCTCGCATGCGGGAGCGCCGCGCAGCACAACGGCGCGCGGTTGTCAGGCGGACGGATTAGGGGGCGGCTATAGGACCGCTGCGGCCGTGAAGAGCGCGTCCAACTGCGCTTCGGTGAGCGGCACGCTCGCAGCCAAACCTTCGACCAGGGCGCTGCCGCGGTCGATCGTGGTGGCGTATTCCCACTCCAGCTGCGCTGCTCGACCGGCGGCGGCGACCGCCGTGTCCACCTGATCCAGCAGACCGGCCTGCAGCAGAGCAAGGCGGGCCTGCCGGGCAGTGATGGAGGCGGGCACAGGTGCAGGCCCCGGAACAGGCGCCGGCGCATCCACCAGCGCGCCGTCCTGCCAGAGCTTCCGCTGGCTCGCCTGCGACCATTCGGCCCAGACCTCATCCGAGATCGGGATAGCATCCGCCGGGATCGTCGGATTGAAGCCAGCAGCATAGAAAGCCAGTGCGCGGCCCTCAGCGTCGATGACGACGTATTTCTGACCGAGTTCGTCTGCCATGTTCAATCCCCCAGAGCGAGCCAGAAGAAGGCCGCACTGCCAAACGTCACGCTGCCCGATGTCACGACGGCCGAACTGATGATCGTTCCTGCCTGCGTCTTGAGATTGCAGCCAAATACCCGGCAGGAACCGGGGCCCCATCCGTCGGCAGATGCTTCCATGGCTAGGACAATGCGGCAGGCGTTCGGGAAGGTGAGCGGGAAGGCGAAGTTGACGTTGCCGCCCACCTCTGTCCCGTTGTAGCCCCACTGCATAATCAGTCCGCCGGGCAGGCGCATGTAGCCGTTGGCGCCGAGGAGGCCGGTGCCGCCGAACATGGCGCGCAGGGCCGCCATGATCTGATTGTTGACGGTGCCCGCCGTATCCGGAGCAATCCCGGCAGCAGCAAGGATGGCCAGGAACTCGTCCTGCATCATGTTCAGCCACCAGTCCGGCACCACCGTGGCCGGTACGCCCGCGCCCGGATTGCCGTTGGTGAAGTAGCCTTCAGCGCCCGTCAGTGCCGGCACCGCCGGCCGCGACGCTACCGCCGTCGGACTTTTGATCCGCCTCATGTCAGCTCCCGTATGCGAAGATCAGGTTGGTGTGGGCCGGCTTGATGCGTGACAGCACGCATTCCAGGACCTCGTTGCCCCACGCCGCGAGCGGCTCACCGGCGGAGGAGCCGCCTGCCACGAAGTAGGTGACGGTGACCTCAGGAGCGTGCACGCGCCACGCGTGCGCCCAGGCCTCGCCGTAGAGCGGATCGCCCGCGCTGAAGACGCCCGCCCGCGCCGGCGCGAACTCCTCAATCTCGATCTCGTAGCCGAGCGCCGCGGCCACACTGACGAAGTAGGGGATGGACTGCCCACCGACCGCGATCAGCTTCGCAACCACCTGTGCCTGCCGCTGCTGCAGCGTAGGCGCCAAGCCGGAGCAGGCGTCCGGCAGGCCGACCGTCCGCTCCCACTCGGGGAGCAGCTCCACGGTGCTCCTGGGAAAGGCATCCACCAGGAGAGCCACCCCGCGCTCGTCCAGCCGCTGAGCCGTGGGCGCCAGTCCACGGGCAACGGCCGCGAGGGTGCTGTCCGGATCGCGCGGCCAGATCCTTCCGCGAGGCAGCAGCGAGAGAAGCACGGCGACATAGGCCGCGACCGAGCGCGCCTGGTACCGGGCCATGGGTCAGGTCCAGCTCAGCGCGCCCAGGACGGGCAGCGCGCCATCCGGGGCGGTGATCGCGGTGGTCGGGAATGCCAGAGTGAAGCGCTCCACGCCCGATGCCGCGTCGATCGCCGCCGCGATTTCCGAGGGATAAATCGTGCCGCCGGGCGTGCCCCGCAGGCGGAACATGGCGACCAGGGAAGCCTGCACGGCGGCCCGGATCTCGGGGGTGTCTCCCTGCATGTCATCGATCGTCACGGTGATACCGTAGGGTGTCGGCGCCGCCGCATAGACCAGGGCCGTAACCGGACGGAGCGGGAAGATGTGGTTCGCGAGGGCGAGCTGGTCGCCGGTCGCGGCCGTGTCCCGTGGCTCATCCGTTGCCACACCGTCCGTGCCCTGGGGGAAGCCGTCGTCATCGGCGTTCGCGGCGTCCATCATGAAGCGGACCACCACCGTCCCCGGGCCCATCCCGTTCGGGCTCACCCAGGCGCGGGTGACGCCAGGCACCTGCAACGCCCAGACGGCATAGTCCCCCGCCGCGCCGCCCTGCGCCGGCTCGGCATAGGCCAGCAGCATGCGCGTGAGGAACTCGTCGCTATCGACATCCTCCGCCGCCGCGCCGCCCGTCAGAGGGCCGTCGGCGACGCCAGCGGAAGAGATGCCCGCCACCGCCGTGCCCAGCACCAGGGTCGTGCCGGCCGCCACGTTCCCGCCGGGACCGCTGGTGGTCGCTGTCATCGGTACCGAGACCATCCCGTCTGGACCGGCCGTTGCCCCGGCGGTGACCAGATAGGTCGCGCTGCCATCAGCCAGCCGAACCTCGGTTCCGGTCGGCAGAGACATGCCTTCAACACCTGGGAAGGTCGCGGTTCCGGAGGCAAAGGTCGCCTCCTTCGGGAAGACGCCCTTCAGGGCTGCCCAGTCGGCGCGATACTCGCCCGTGGAGGTGCCCGGGACCGCCTGCTTCGCAATCCAGTCCAGGTAGCCGTAAAGCCCGTTCACCAGGCCGGCGACCGCCTTGCCCATGGCGTATTCAGGTCGCCAGCGCAGGACCGCCTGCAGGCCCATCGCCTGGGCGAGATCGGTCAGCGACTGCCGGATCAGCTCCGACAGGCCGGGACGAACAAATGGCATGCGTCAGGAAGCTCCCAGCCAGGCCCAGTCGAAGCGGTAATCGGCGCGGCGGCCGTCGCGGTGGGTCACCACCGGCAGGATCGTAAGGAAGGTCGGCCCAGCCCATTCGGCCGTGACGTCCACCCGGGCGGCAATGCCGTCCTCCACCAGCCAGGCGAGGGCCTCGCGGGCATAGGTCTCGGCGCGGCGCCGGGTCTCCTCGGTGCGCTTCGCCCGGTCGAGCAGCCAGAGCCGGCTGCCGATCGCCTTGTCGCTGAAGGCGTCGGCCCACCAGCCGCGCCGGTCGTCGGTGCCGTCCGTGATTTTGTCATCCGGCGCCGCGCGCCGGTCCGTGAAGAGGCTCACCCAGATCGCCGCCTCGAGATCGGAACCGACCACCAGCCGTCCGTCGGCGTCACGCGCCCAATCCCCGCGCCCGGTAAGGTTGTCCCAGGCGATTGCGACCGTGCTCATCCGATGGGCTCCCCAGACGTTCCGCCTCCCGGATCGACGCCGGAGTGCCGGTGCGTGCCGCCGATGTTCCGGCCGTTGTGAGTGAGCGACGGCGCGGTGATGGTCAGCCCGCCGGGCGCCACGATCTCCACGGCACCGCCCTGCCTCAGATGCACCTTCGCGCCCTCGTGGGTGTGCAGCGCCACCTCTCCATCCGCGAGTTGGACGGAGAAGCGCCCATCGCTCGTCGCGATGACCACCCCGGCGCCACGGTTCCCGCCGAGGAAGGCCACCGCGGCATCAGCTCCCGGTCTCGGCCGCGACGTCAGGCCGTAGACGGAGAGGATGGGCGTGTCGTCCCGCACCTCTCCCGTCTCGGGGAGTTGCACCTGAGCCGTCATCGTGGCCCGCCCTGTGCCTCGATCGGTGCGGATCGCCAGGATCTTGCCGACCCCGAAGATCATTCCGACGCGTCCGGCGATGGTTCGAAGCGCGGTCACTGGCCGCCCTCCGGGCGCCGCTGAGCAGCTTCCTCCCCCTGGCGGGCAGCCTCGGAGAGCTGAAAGTTGAACGGCAGATAGGGCACGTACTCGGGCGAGAATGCCTCAGGCGGCATCAGTGTGAGATCGGCGGTCGTGCCACCGAGCCCTCGCCGATAGGTCACCTCTCCGACAACCCAGGTCGCCATGCGCACCTTGCAGGAGGCAACCATGACCGAGATCCGCTTGTTGGGCTGCCACAGCTCGCCGGCGCTGTCGCGCCAGCTGTCCACACGCACACGCAGGGTCTCGGACCGTCCTCGCCGCCGAGCCGCCTCCCACTCCGCGCGCTGCTGCGCCAGCACCTGCGGATCCATCGGGCCGGCATGTTCCAGGATGCAGGTGTGCCGCCGAAGCCTCCGAACACCCTCGTCGCTCGCGCTTCCCGCCGGTGGCAGGGTACCGGTGCCGCCGGCAGCCTGGTCCACCTGGAAGAGCGGCGTCGTGGACAGCAGGTGCACATGGTACTCGCTGTAGCGACCATCCGCTGAGAACAGGCCGGCCGCCGCCAGCACGTTGTCGCCCTCCCGCACGCCGCTCGCATGCGTCTCGCCGCTGACCGGCGCCAGTACGAGGTTCCCGTCCGCGTCGTCATAGGCGAGGAAGCGGGCCACACGGCACAGCCGCTCGATCACGTCCCACGGCGTCTCGCCGAAGATCAGGTTCAGCTGCGGGACAAGAGGACCATCGTCGGTCGGCGCGGAAACCGAGATACCGTAGGGCGCGGCGAGCTTCCTTGCGATTTCGGCCACGGTCAGGCCACTCAGCTGCTGTCCCGGCAGGATGGCCGAGCAGTCCACCAGGTCCTGGCACTTCGACCGACCAACGATGGTGACGGTGTGTGACTTCCCGTCGATCGCAGGAACATAGCGGTCGATATAGCCGGTGAGCACCGGATCGCGACCGAGCCGCACCAGGCAGAGGGCGCCAGGCTCGATGATGATGTCCGCCTCGCCAGGGAAGCGCTCGGTGAGCGTCACCGTGAAGGAGGACGGCAGCCGCTCGCAACCGCGCGTGACCGCGACGCTGTCCCAGCCGCGGTAGATGCGACCATCAACCGCGAGCGAGAGTTCGTCGTCATCGGGCTCGCCGGGTGCTGGCGGCGGTGGAAGTGGCAGCGGGAACTCCTCATCGGTGACTCTAACCTCGGGCACCTCGATCGGCTGATTGTCCTCGGCCACTTTGACCTCTCTCCGCAGGCGATCAGCGGGCACTGACCTTGAAGGCGCCCGAGATGAAGCACGGGTTCGGCACGTCGCCGCATTGCTCCACCAGAGCTTCTTCGCGCCGCGCATCGCCGTAGAGGCGGTGCGCCATCGCGATGGCGGGCTGCGGCGTGTCGCACATCAGGTCGCGCAGGGGCGACAGGCTCGCCCCGCGGCCACGCAGATCACGGTCGACCGCGCCACGGAGGCGGCGCAGCGCGCTGGCCACGGCGTCCTCTCCAGCGTCGGCCGCTACCACCTCTTCCGCTTCCAGCAGCGAGCAGATCCGGTCGCGCAAGCCGATCGCCTCGTCATAGGATCCGGGCTGATAGGCCGCTGAGGCGCGCGCGAGGGCTGCCAGAGCGGAGCGACGCCAGACCGCTGCGGCCGCGGCATCTCCGTCTGCCGGGACCTCCGCCACTGCCAGCGCCGTCAGCACGCGGATGCGGTCGGCCGGATCGTCCGCGGCCTCCGCCACGCCAGCCACCATGGCCTGGATCGCGGCGACAAGTTCCGTGACGGTGCTCACAGCCTGTCCACCAGAGAAGCCACCCTGTTGCCGAGCCGCCCCACATTGGCGCGGGCGGAATTGATGCCGTTCAGCGCTGAGGAGACGCCATTCGTGGCCCGGCTCACCTTCCCGATCGTCCCGCTGACGCGGCCGGTGCCTCGGTTGATGAAGCGCCCAAGTTTGCCCAGGCCGGGCACCAGGCTAAGGACCGAAGTCACGCTCCGGACAGTGCTGATGGTACTATTCACATAGCGCCTCGCGGTGGCGACGTAGCCCTTGACTGTCTTCGCCACGCGCTGGGCTCCCTCGTAGCCCTCCTTCAGCCTCTCCAGGATGCCCTTCTCGCCGCTCTCAGCCGCCGTTTGGTCCAGCGCGTTGGCAGCAGCGTTCACATCGGCCTGGCCATCCACGGCGCTCGATGGAAAGCGGCGCTCGCCGGTCTCCACGAACTCCATGATGATCCGCACCACGCGGCCTTCGTCCCAGGCATCGGAACTGCCCAGGCTGATCAGGGTGACGTCGAGGTCCCCCCGCAGAGGATGGACGAGCTGGCCCGAGCCCTTCTCTTCGGCAGCGTCCTGCAGTTCCTGGAGCTGGTCGGCGACGTCGTCTCCGATCAGGTATCCCCGGATGACAATGCCCCGCGTCCGACGTCCCAGATCCTCGGCCCAGGGAAGGTCCCGGAACGGATACTCATGGACATGGACGCGCCGGCCGGCGATGGCTTCGCTCTGCGACACCTGGAATGGCACGCCGCGCCATGAGGCCGGGCGGAGGCTGGCACGCCAACCGCTGACCGAGCCGCTCACCGCCCGCCCCAGCCGGTCATCGCAGTCTCAACGAGCGGCGGCGCCACATGCGCAATGCCCTCGCCACTGGCCGTCGCTACGGTCCCCTGCTGGGCTCCAGCGAGCCGCACATTGACATCCACCCGACCGTTCATGGCCTGCGGCCTCCCTCCATCCAACGGGCTGGGGGCTGAGGGCGCGAGCCGAGGACCCGGTACCGGGCCCTGGGCAGGTGCCGCCCGGCTCAGGGCGTCGAGGCTGCGGATATACTCCTGCGTCTCGCGGGGCAGCCCGGCGGCGTTGCCCGTCGTCGCAAAGGAGTGGACCGAGCCCCGGTTTGGGCCTGCGTTGTATCCTGCCGCCGCCGCGCGCTGGTCGCCGCCGAAGCGGTTCAGGAGCTGGCGCAGGTAGCGGACGCCACCGTCGATGTTCTGATCCACGTCCATCGGGTTCACGCCGAGCTGTCGGGCGGTGCCCGGCATGAGCTGCATCGGTCCCATCGCGCCAGCCGGGGACACGCGGTTTCGGCCGCCACCCTCGATCCGGGCGATGCGCACGGCGAAGTCAGGATCCACTCCATGCGCGCTCGCACGCTCGCGCACGCGCCGCTCGATGTCGGGCTCCAGCTGCCCGGGGATCCTCGCCGCTCCCCCGAGGTCCTGGGCGCCACGCATCCGCGCCCCGTTCGGAAAGCCCGCGGGGCCGGGCGCTGTCTCCATGCCGAACCCGAACATCCGGCGGAAGCCGTCCCATGCCTCGCCGGCTGGGCGCCCCCCGATGGTCCAGCCGGTCCGCCCGGCCTCTCGATCGGCAGCACCCTGCCGGGCCGCATCCTGGAGGGCGCGCCGATCGATCAGACTGTTGCCAGCGACCAGACCACCGGCACCCAGCAGGGCCAGAGCCCAGGGCGGCAGGCGCAGCACGCTAAGCGCCAGCGCCGCGGCATTGACGCCGGTGAGCGTCTTCAGGAGCTTCGCCGCCAGCAGCGCCTCCAGGGCGATGGTCGCGCGCTCCCACCCGATGGTGCTGGTCACGGCCTTATCGACAGCCCCGACGAATGTCCCCGTCCCGCGACCAACTTCCTCGATGCGCGTGGAGATGTTCGTCGCCAGCCACTTCTCGTTTGCCAGCACCCAGCGGTTCATGCGGACGAGCGCATGCTCCATGGAAGGCGCAAGGGCGCCACCCACCATCGTGGTCAGGCGCTCGCCGCTGAACAGCATCCGGTCCCACTGTTCGCCAAGCCGCTTGGCCTGCTTCGCCTCCTCCTCCGACATCACGCCGCGAGCGCGCGCCTGCCGGGTGAGTTCGGCAACGCCCTCACGGCCACGCCGCAGGAATTTGTCGAGAGGCTGGACATTCCAAATCCGGGCAAACTCTGCCTGGGCGTTTGGATCGTGGTTCAGCTTGGCATAGGCCTCAGCCAGGTCGCCAAGCGCGTCGGCGCCACTGCGCGCGCCGCCGGTGACGCTGTCCCGGAGGTCAAACCCGAGCCGCTTCATCTGCGCAGCGGCGGCCGCGACGCTGTTCCGCCCGAAGAAGGCGTCGTTGATCGTGCTTTCGAAGGCCTCCAGCCCGGCCTGGGCATCCTCGGCGCCCACGCCCGCCATGCGCGCCGCCTGCCGGAAGGCATCGAGGTCGGAAACCGACATGCTGAGGCTCCGCGCGCCTTCCAGCAGGGTCTTTCCCGTCCGCACGAAGTTCGCCGCCATGGCGCCGGTGCTCGCGATGATGCCGCCGCTGGCCAGCGGCAGGGCCGCCGTCGCCACGGTCCGGGCCAGGGACGTCGCGTGGCCCGTCGCGGCTCCCATCGCGGCCGACAGGCGGTTGATCCCCGTGGCATCGCCGAGGCGACTAAAGGCGGCCTGCAGCTGGCGCGTGGGCTCCGTCACCGCCCCGACGCGATCCCGCACCTTCTCGATGGTCGCGGTCGCCCGGTCCACGGCGGTGATGGTTACGGCAAGGTTGCCAACGGCCTCAGTCGCCACGCCCTGCCCCCTTGTCCCTGATCCTGATTGCCTGTTCCGCCCACCACAGCAGGCGAGTGGGGGTCAGGTTCCACCCGTCCTGCGGCCCCCAGCCGGGGAAGAAGTTCGTGAGATCAGCGATCAGCTGTTCCCAATTGCTGGGGAGGGCGTCACGAAACCCGCGAAGTAGTCCGCGGCACGCTCTGCCACGCTCACCGGCATGCGCAGAGCGGTCTGCAGCGGAATGCCCGTCACGTAGGCAACCAGTTTCGCGGTGCCCCGATAGCCACCGCCCGCGCGCTCCAGCTCCTCGATGGTGGGCTCACGGAGTGCCATGCTCGCGAAGATCTCGGCATCGCCCTCCTGGGGCTCCTGCGGCATCGACTGATCCGGCTCCGGTGCGGCGCGCACGAACTGCGCGAAGAACGCGTCGGCCTGTACCATCTTCGAGACGGGCACCTTCGCCGCGATGGGCGCCGGCAGCTTGCCGATGACCACCATGAGGTGGCGCGCCAGGCCGAAGCCCGGCTTCCCCATGGCCTGATCGTACTCCTCCGAGGTGGGCTCGCGGAGCGTCACCTCGGAGGCCGACTTCTCGCCGAAGGTGATCGGAGGGTCGAAGGTGATGGTGAGCGTGGTCTGGACAGGGCTGTCCACCGGCTAACCCTCCACCGTGACCAGGTCGCCGTGGAATTCCAGGTCGAAGGTCGCATCCGTGCCATTCACCTCCAGCGCGGTCACGCACCACATGTCGGTGCCGGTCACCACCTTGCCGTTGGCCAGCTGTAGTTCGACGGTGACGCCGGTCGCGCCCTCGAAGTCGTTGACCGAGATGCCGACCATGTCACGGGCCTGGAACTTGATCATGCCGGGCTGCGGCTTCTCGCTGTAGCCATGCACACCGTCTTCGCCGGTGAGGGTCTCCCGGATCACGCGTGAGGCGCGGTAACCCGGGTTGCCCGCGTTTGGAACGCTGAGCCCATCCACGGTCGCATAGGAACTGCCGGAGATCCGGCGCATGCTTTCGGACATCGTCGGTCCTCCTTACAGGGCGCCGGCGACGCCGACGGCGTCCCGGAGCTGCGCCTGGATGGCCACCTGGCGCAGCTGGTCAATCGGCACGATCGGCAGCACGCCATTCACCCGGCAGCGGTTCTGGCTGTCGCGCTCGACAATCAGCGCCTGGGCGAAGGCGTCGCTGTTCTGCACCAGCCCGTCCCGCTCCATGCTCCGGTACTGTGCAGCGATCGCCCGCCGGATCATGCCGGGCGTGACGATCCGGTTGCCCGGGCGGAAGGTCGTCCCATCGTCCGCCAGCTTCATCCGCGGATAGGTGCTCTCCACAAAGGTGCGGAGGCGCCGCAGGATCGTGGCCGTGAGATAGAGCCGCTCCACGTCCAGCAGGCTGTCATCCGGCTGGTTGAAGGCGTTCTTCTGGGAGGTGGTGATCAGGCGCTCGATGCGGACCTGCCCGTCGTCGCCGACCGTGAAGGTGCCGATGCCGGAGAACAGCAGGGCGTTGCGGTCCCCCAGGCCCCAGCGCTTCTCCAGCGGCGGCGGCTGGACGTTCAGCGCCACCGTCTGCAGCGGCAGCCCAGGATCGGCCCGGAGGCTGACCGCCGCCGCGGCGGTGATGGCCGCTGTCCAGATCCAGCCCGGCTCGGGCGCGCTGTCGACGCCCACGAGGCAGACATGCGGGTCGTTCCGCGCGGCGCCGATGGTGGTGACCCCGCCGAGGGTGCCGCGGACGCAGGCGAAGGCGCCCCCGTAGAGCATCTTCGACCAGGCCCAGCGGGTCGCCAGATGCGCCTTCACCGCGTCCAGGCTGGACGTGTCCGTGAATGGCAGGGCGATGAAGTCAAAGTCGTTGTCGCCCAGCACCGCCAGGGCGTTGGTCAGGCCCGTCACAGGGTTCCCGGCGCCGCCGGTGGGCTGCGCCACCGTGACCGCCAGCCCGGGCGGCTGAGCGTCATCGGTGGTGGTGACCGTGATCTCGTTCCCGGCCAGCCCCTTGTTCTTCGCCGTGATGGTCACAGCGTTGGTGGCGGCCGAGGCCGTCACCGGCAGATCCGGCAGAGCGTTGATGGCGGTGGCGAGTGCCGTCGCGATCTGCGCCGGCGTTTGCGCGGCTGAGACCGGCACCGCCACGCGCTGCCCGGCGATCTTGCGCACGAAGGTGCCGGCGGCGGTCGGCGCGGCCGTGACCGTGAGCGTCCCGGCGGCCGCGGTAGCGGCGGCGTCGTCCGCCAGGGGAAGCAGATAGACCGGCCCGAAGTCGTCGCGGGCGCGGTACTTCTCCAGCATGAGCGCCGCCATGGAGCCCTGGCCGGCAGTCTGCTTCGCCCAGCCGACGCCCTCGCTCAGCACGGGCACGCCCGGGGTGAGCGTGCCGGCGCCGAGCTGCTGGGCGATGATCAGCGTCTTCGGGAGGCGACCGCCTCGGTTGGCGCCGGTGGCGTCCAGCTCGGCGAAGAACAGCGGAACGCGGAGTGCGCCGCCGGCGGGAATTTCGTTGAACGAGACCACGGGCCGTTACTCCTTCGGCAGAACGGGCGCGTCGGCGGCGCGCTGTGGGGCGGCGGCCTCGGGCTTGGGCCTGGGCTCACGCGGTGCCTCAGCCTCCTTCACGTCCCCGTCGATCAGCCGGCGGGTCCAGTACTCGGACGGGGTCACCTCGCGACCCTCCTTCGGGAGGTAGTCGCGCAGCTCCGGGTCCGGCACCTGCAGGCCCTTGGCGGGCTTCACGTACATGGCGGGCTCCTACGGGTTCGGGATGGATGGATCAGAGAGGCCGATGGTGACCTCTTCGCAGTCGGAGGTGTCAGGTTCGGCCATCTCGAAGACCTCAGCCCACACGAGCTGGAACTCCATCGTGGCTTCGACCTCAGCGAGCATGTCTTTCTGCTCAGCCGTGATCTGCGTCGTCACGGCGGCGCAGCGCTCCAGGATCCCGTTCTCGGGATTGAAGAGCTTCGCGGAGCGCAGGATGGCCCGCTCGACCCGGCGCGCGATCTCCTCGCACTGTTCCTCGGCCGTCAGTGCGTCGGCGTGCTCCGCCAGCACGCGGATCACCATGGCGCATGTGACGCGGAACTGGTGCTGCCAGCCGCCCGCGCTCAGCAGTTCCTTTTTCTCGGCATAGCCGTAGATCAGGAGGGCGGGCTTCGCGTCGCCACCGACTGGCCAGACCCGGGCGCGGAAGACCCGCCCACCCAGAGCCGGAATGGACAGGCGAAGGATCTCGGCGACGGTGTCGCGCACATCGGCGCGCCAGCCCGGGCCCGATGCGACGCCGCCGCTCATGCAGCGCCTGCCAGCGGCAGGTCGAACCAGCCGTTTTCATCAGGCAGGACGTCGGTGACCCGCAGCGGCTCGCCGTCAACAATGACGAGCGCACCCTGTTCCGGCTCAACGCCATCGGGGAAGTCGGATGAGAGGAGGCGGAGGACCGTCCGAAGCTGAGCGATGCCACCGGTGTCCTCAGCGTCCGGCCCCAGCGGGACCGGGCTCCTCAGCATGAGGCCGGTGAGATCGCGCAACTCGACCATCTGGTCTGGCGACGTGTAGGTGACCGGCTTGCCGAACACTTCGAGGTTCGCCTCGAGCGCCAGCAAGCCGGGGTTCAGGGACACGGCCGTCAGTCTTCCGGGCCGTGGTTCTCGACGCGCTGCTCGGCCTCGTCAGCCTTGCCTTCGCCGATCTTGGCCGTGGTGTCCTTGATCGCCTCGTCATAGGGGCTGACGGCGCTCGCGGCCTCGCCCGGCCAACGGGCCAGACCGAGGTCGACCAGCCGGCGGGCCTCCTTCTCCGGCAGGTCCACCTCGCGCCCCGGCGCCACCGTCTCAGGATCGGCGGCCGTGCCCGCCTGCAGGGAGGCGACGGCGACGACGCGCTTGGTCGGGCCGGGCTGCGTCGCAGCGGGCGGGGTCTCGACCTTCACTGTGGCACCGCTGGGGACGGTCGCGGCCGGGGTGGAGGTGGTAGTGGCCTGCGCGTTGGCAGAGGCAGCGGCGGGGGCGCTGGCAGGGGCGGCCGGCGCCGTGACCGCTGAACGGGGGGCGTCACCGGTCGCGGTCTGGGTGCGTGGGGTCTGGGCCATGTCAGATCACCATCATCGAGGCGGAGGCGTCGGGCCGGAACGGCACGACGATGGGGGCGGACTGCATCATCAGGATGCGCTGAGCCGGGTCATCGATCAGCCAGGACTTCGGAGCGAACTCCATCGGCTGGTAGTTGAACTTCGGATCCTTGATCAGGCCGAACATGCGGCGGCCTTCGATCGCGGCCGAGCCCAGCAGCACGGTGCCATCGGGCAGGAACGGCTTCAGCTGCCCGTCCACCGGATCGGTGTACCAGTCGTTGAAGAGCCAGAGGCGGTAGCTGCCCCAGGTGCCCTTGAACATGCCGCCCTGCGCCACGCCGCCGCCGAGCGCGATCGACACGTCCGTGTTGTTGGGCGACTGGATGGCGTCCTTCACGAAGGGGTCCGTCCGGAAGAGGCGCCAGGCTCCCGGAGTGAAGACGACATCGGTCACCGCCGCGCCGGACTTCTGCATCACGAGGGTGACCGCGTCCTCGATCGTGTCGCCCGGGATCACGCCAGCCTGGCCCCAGCGCGCCCCGCCGGTGAGAGCGATGGTCAACGCCGCGTCGCGCTGGAAATTCACGACCGTCGTGGGGAAGCCCTCGCCGGTGATGGTCACGGTGCCGGAGCGCAGCGCGCTGGCGGCCATCCACTCCAGCCGGCGGGTGATCATGTCGATCTGGTCCGCCATCTCCAGGGCGAGGTTCATCTCCTCGCGCTGCGCGCCGGTCAGATCTCCGGAGCCGATCTGTTCGCCGATAGCGCGCCGGACCGGCTTCAGAAGGTCGGGGGCCCGCTTGTCCTTGATGTAGGCGGGCTTGAAGAGGTTCGTGGTGTAGCCCACGCCCTCGACCAGCTTGCCCTCCACGAGCGGGGAGCAGAAGGGCGCCAGACGGCGGTTCCCCTTCTCCACGTCGATCGCGACCTCCTCCGTGGTGGCCGTGATGACGTTCGGGAAGAAGGTGTCGAGCAGGAAGCTCTTCGGCCGGAGGAGGGTGCGGACCACCCCCACCAGCACGACAGGATCGTAGGTTCCGGCCATGGCCGTCGTTCTCCTTGGAGGGTCCGGATCAGGCCGGGATGGGGGTCTTCAGGTAGATGCCGCGCGCGCGCAGCCCCGCCTTCACGGACGCGGCCGTGTGGTCCGCGCCGTAGATGATGGCGTTCTCGTTGAACTCGCCGGCCACGTAGATGCCGGCGGTCACGTCGGCTGAGGCGGCGGGGGCGTAGTCCACCAGGATCGCGATGGGCGTCTGGCTGCCGTCATTGGCGGCGGACAGGCTCTTGGTGAACTTGCCGCTGGCGGTGATCACGCCGAGCAGCGTGCCGCGCTCCAGGTTGGCGCCGGCCACGATCACGGCGGTCTCGGTGATGAGGTCCGCGGAGCCGGCAATGAGCCGGTCCGGGCTGTAGGCTTCCGAGCGGAA